GAGGTACGGGTTGTTTATCCCAAAATTCATGCATTACTGAATAGAAAAGGCTTAAAGTTTTTAAGCTTTTTTAGTATATAAAACAATGTCAACTCTTGAACAAGATTATACGACCGTACCCGGTCAATTGTACGCGTGTCTTTCTGTAGTAGGACCGGAAGCACCACAAAAGAATGATAAGTTTGGGATTAAGATCAGAGGTGCATTTAATTCACGGGATGAAGCAGCTGCACATGCGAAGCGACTTCAAAAAGAAGATGCCACATTTGATATTTACGTTGTTGATATGTATAAATGGTTGTTAATTCCACCTGATCCGGCTAAGATCGAAGATTCACATTATGCGGAAGAAAAACTTGAAGAACTTATGACGGGATATAGAGAAAATCAAGCTCAAGCGGCGAAGATGTTCGCGGAACGTAAACGTGATATGGTTGAAAGTGCGTCTTCATTTATTAAACCGGGTGATGAAAATTCACAGTATTATACGAAACCAGATGAACCACCAATCAGTCACCCAGCTGAAGTCCTGGAACGACTTCAAAAGGAGAAACCGGATGCTCCAATGGAAGATCTTGTTAAGGAAGCAGATAAGATAGTTGCAGAAGAAATTGAAGAAAGAAAACAAAAGCGTGAAACCGAAGCTAAAGAAGCTCTTGAAAAGGAGGCTGAGAAAAGGGGATTTAATTCAGTCGAAGCGATGGAAAAATTTGATAAAGAGGTCGAGAAGGCTAAGACAGAGTCTACGGAAGCTCAGGATACGAAAGGCGAAGGCGAAGTTGAGGAAGGTGAAGAGGTAGAATCTAAATAAATTTGTTATATAAATGTAAGTATGTTGAGTATTATATTGAATATAATCACCATAATTATTGTATTAGCTATGTTCAATTTATTTTTACGATTGTATGAAGATCGAAAAAGTAAAACGGGTAATAAAAATGTAAGTGCGTCTGATGTTGCACAAGATATATTAGATGACCCACTCGTCGTGAGTCGCGCGTATTTTACCGAACCAAAACTTGGACCTATAGGTGATTTTGAAGGGCAACAAACATCGTCTGAACATTTGTGGGTTGAAGGTAAACCTATCCAGGTCTAAGAATGACTGGCTGCATGGTTTTACCCATGAAAAACCCTAAAATAAAGGAAACAAATATAATAACATACGCCGTTTTATCGAGATTTGAAAATATGTCTTCCTTTTGTATGGGTGGAGGTGGTTCATAATAGTGTTGTGGAGGAGGAAAATAATACTGTTCATTATTTTCCCGTTCCGATTCTTTTTGAACTTCTAGTTCTTTATCTACAAAATCATCTGGATTGTATTCAATCGGTGTACCAACTTCGGCTTCCATTTATAAAAGGTACATCTATTTTTTTAAGCTTATTATTCCTCATAGTCATCTTCGTCGTCAACAACAAACCCTTTTAAATTACCATTTTCATCCATATCACTGTCATCATCTTCAAAATCATCTTCGTCATCTGTCTGAAGGAGATCAATTTCGCTTTCAATATCTGTTTCAGTTTCATAATCGTGATCCGAATAATCGTCTTCTGGAAGATCCTCAAGTGGGTCTAAACGTTCAGGAACCCTTGAAATACGACCGGAACGTGTGCGTATGGGAGCGGTAACTACTTTTGTCATTATAAATTAATATACGTTTATTCTTTTAACTACATTACGCAAGTGTCTTTACAATTCTATCCGTGAGGTTATGTACACGACACTTACATTTACATACTTGTTGTATTTGCCCCTTGGTAATAGTGAAAGAAATAGTTTCTTTACATGTATTACATATTTCACTTGTTTTTACTGTGTATTTCTTAACTCCTTCGCGCTTGAGTGATTCTATTGAGAATGTTTCTTTTTTAACGATATACTTTTTTATAAATTTTTCAAGTAAATTCTGTTCTGGTTCGGGTGCTGTATCGACTTTCTTTTTGGGTGTATATTTTTCAACTTTACCATCTTCGTAAATAATATCCGTTATTTTTTTAGTAAGTTGGTGTCTTCTACCTGAAAAATCTTTACAAAATCCATACTGTCTTAGTATGTTAGTCGTGGAAAAACACTTTTGGGATATGGTATCTCCTATTATATGAAACCATACATGGTTAGAATTATGATTACATTTTTTATTTTCACAATATTTAGAGTTTGTTGAAACAAGAAATTGATTTTTATGTTTAAACATTTTGGTGATTGAAGCGGCACCCTGACCTTCTATGTTTTTACGAACAAATGCTTCAACGAGTAAAAGGGCCTCTTGATTCTTGAATTCATTTTTTGTTTGTATTTTTGTAAAATTATTTCCTTCATTCTTACTTGAACTCCCTTCGATTATAACGGGATTGGTACTTTCTGTACGTAAAGTTGCCATATGTAACATATCTAATGAAGGTTTTTGTTCTGTTTTTTGTAACATGGATAAAGGGCCATGTTTGTATATAAATATAGGTAAGTATTCACTCTGTGTTTCTTTACCTGTGTTATTACATAATTCACACCCCTGACCGGCACACGCTTCGTGTTTTCCACGTTTATGTGACCAAGGCATACGAAACCCACTTCCTTTTGTATTACGCGAAGAATTTCCATAGACTGAAACATCAATAATATCTTTCCAATCACGGGAACCGTATGCTAAATTTAAAGTGTTTATAACGTGTTCTCTTAGAGCTAATGCAGATGGTCTATTTACAACAAACCCCGGCCAGTTTATATGTATACCCGTTTTTATGAGAGTATCTACGGGTTTAGGTTCGGCAACGGATATTAAAGCATCTTTACCCCCAAATTTCGATACTTTATCACATATGACCTTGCATATACTTTTTATTTGTTCAAAAGATAATTCATCATCATCTTTATAATCAAGGTCCATGAAAAAATTATAATTTTCAGTTTTTTGTTCGACGACAAATATTTTTTCGCCTATCGTATAAGCTTCTATACACTTTTTGTAAAAGTCATTCAATCTATCAAATGGCACGGAGAGAACGCCACCGTCCATGAGCACATGTGATAGATCGGAGTTATTAGCAAAACCCTGGTTTTTACACCAGTGTTTAAACATACTTACCTATTATTCTATTTATCTTTTTATATTGTTTATTCGCTGTCATACTCTCGATGCCAGATAGAGCGTCTATATGAGATTTCTGGGTATCTTTCTTCTTCTGTTAAACTTTTTTTCAAAACGAGGAGTTCATAAACTTTATCCTCTTTATGTAATTCTACGTACCTGTCGGCGCGTTCCACCGTATATCCGTGTCTATCAATGAGAAGTTCATGTATTTGTGATAAAATATAGTTCTTAGACTTCATTATTTAATAGAGAAGGTTTTTCTATCGGTAGAAGTTACACACGCGTAAAATTCTGGATTGTTAAGTACATTTTTAACAATACGATCCCATTGTTTTTTCGTACTAAATTCGGCGAGTGTTTCAAAATTCATGAAATCGTTTTCGTCGTGTGTTCTTTTAATAGGTTGTTTTTGAATTTTTCTAAGATTCATTTTCTGTTTTTCATCGTTAAATTTTTTTATAAGTTCAGCCTGTTCCTGAATACTGTAATCTACAAAGAATATGAAAACGTTGTATTCTAAATCAACAGTTGGACTTTCCTTTACTATAAATTTAAAATCTGTATACTCACCCTTTTTCAAAGAAACAACTCCCCTGGTTTCTTCTTCGAGTTCTCTCAAAGCACATCTAATGGGATTTGGGATCTCTCTACGCCTACACCCTCCGGTGACGAAAATCCAATCTTTGAACCTTCGATCCCGGACAGTGAGAAATCTTGGTTTATCACCTACAAAAGTGACAGGAATCGCAATTGCTTTATATTTCTTCATTACTCATTAGTAAGTTATAATTGAATAAGATGATTATTCTGAAGAATCATCTTCGTCTTCATCAACTTGGGTTTCCAAAACCTCTTCATTTTCTGTTTCAATTTCAACATCATTTACAGGTTTGGGGTTTTGTGGTGGTCTGGATAAACGTGCCATGAGATTTCCATAAAATCCCTTGACATTATCCATTTCTGATTTTGTCTTGTTAAGTTCTCTGTACATGTACACTGTGGCTACAATACACATGAGCACGGCAACTATAGTCGCAGTATCGCGATCGAAGGTCTCCCCTA